AGGGCTAGATTTGCAAGGCAGAGGATAGGAAAGGAGAGTGGACTACCCATGAGCTGACCGTTCTGCTGAACGACGGGGGGGATCCTAACTTGGACCCGCCCCTTCCGATCAGCACCTAATAACGCCGAATCAAAGTAAGCGTCATTAATGACGGAGTCAGCCGAGTGATACTTTTTAAGTTCCTCGACTGTCAGCTTCATATCAGGGTAGTGGACCTCGTGAGGAGCAAGTACGGATAGCAGTAGTTCGTACAATGATGGATTAAGGGGGGCTAAGCCCCCCAATAGTCTAGACATAATCTCCGACGAAAGGATAGCCGAAAGGCCATCCGTCGCAGCAGAGTAGTCAATAGACAACCACATCTCCCCAGGTCCAAGACCTATCCGCCTCTGGGCGTCCCGCAAGTCGGCTAAATCAGTCGCATAAGCAGGTCGCCCTATAAGGCGGAATGGTCCCATTCTCCTCATTCGAGTATGGAGGACTTCCTGGACTGGTTTAGCCAGGAAGTAAGGTACTGCCGGACCCTTTGAAATGATCCGAACCTTAAAAGGCTCGAGAACCGCGGCGCATTGCGCTTTGAGAATCTCACCTGCGGACACATCCGCTAGCCTTTCCTCCACGAGGGTTCTTACACCCTCTAACTCCTCTGGGTAATCCCGAGTCTCATAGACCGGGTTAAGGGCGATTTCCTCGTCCTTAAGATAAGCACCAACACGGTGCCTCATTACCCTTAAACCTTCTCGACGTTCCAACCCCGGTCTAACGGATGCTGCCATGTCGATAGACTCATCCGGGTATAATTCGGAGAAGACTCTTCCGCGTATTGCAGAAGAGGCCCCACCGAAACCCCGTGTAACCTCGTAACAGGCTTTAAGTGAAGCAGAGTGGGTGAAACCCACTCCAGGCTCTACGAAATATGCCTCGAGATCACGTGTAAGATGAGTCGAAAGACGGCGCATCACCGGGTTCAATCCTTCCAGGAGAGAATCAAGGAGAATATCCTTATTGTGAACGTCGAACGGATCCGGGAGAGAGATATCATTCACCACTGGTAGTGGTGTCCGATAAGTGATCTCACCCGGAGCCAGGGGGTCCAGGGCCTCCATTGCCTCTCGGTGTTTAAGGAAGTTTGAAAAAACGATATCCTTCGACACCTCGGCGCCTCCCCTTTTAGCCTGCAAAAAGCTGTACCAGAGGTGGGTGTTCTTGTT